AGCTAAAGATCCATAATTATTATTTTTCCAATTTTCGAATTCTTGATCTTTTAATATAGATTGAATCACAAAATAAAAATTGTTTGTTCCTGGAAGGAATTTTTTGGCAGATATATAATCTTCAAATTCGATATGCAATTTATCTCTATGCTTAAATAAGAGAATATAGTCAGCATGTTTTTTAACAAATTTTTTACCTTTATCAGATAATGAATAAAATTCTGTGCCATCACTCTGTAATACAAGCATAAGATGGTCAGAAGAAGTTGAATTAAGAATTCTATTTATCAATTCTGATTTTTTACCTGTTATTGTAGTATTCAAGTTTTTAAGAACTATTTTTAAATCCGAAATTCTCATAGACTCGAGTATGTCCGATATCTCAGATGGACTATAATATCCTTCTCTGATAAGCTTTTTGTGAAATGATGATGGACTTTTGATACCAAAATCATAATAAAAATATCGTGGATATTCAGTATCGCTCATGATATGAACACCTGTACTGTATCTATCGAGGAATACAGCTTTATAAAAATTATTTTTCTCTCTAGCAATTTTTCTTTCATTATCATCGATATGTTCCAGATTATTAGATTTACTATCATCAGAAGAAGTTGATGTCCGCAGAGAATCGATGGTATTGTTTTTTGACTTATTTTTTCTGAACAAATCTAAGAAGCTCACTGTTCACTTTGCTCCTCTCGTAATTTTAGAGAAATTCTGTATTGATCAGCATCTGGAACCTCAACAAATTCAACTGTTTTATCAAAATTATTTTTGACGACTTCTTTGATTTCATCTAAAGAAACTTTAAAGAATTCCCTTCTTTGATTTACAAGATTCAATTTTCGGTCTTCAAAAGCTCTATGTAATTTTGCTTCCAGTGCTGGAGCATCTTCTGAAAATATCATAGCATGTACATCAAATTTAAAAGGAACAGAAGCATCACCAAGTTCATCAACTCGTTCCTGAGGATTTAACCTTCGTGTCATTCCGATTTTGTATATTCCTTCGCCAAATGATCCAATATTAGAAATTATATAAACATATCCAGCCTTTTGGTTGGCTTCTCTGTAATCAATATCTTTGATTTTAGTATCAATATCGGATAGGGATTGTATAATTTCTTCCTTCTTTTTATTCAACTCTTCGATATTCTCATCAGAAGAAGAGGATATTTGCTTGTTAATATTAGAAAGAGCCTGTTCATAATGCTTACGTTCTTTATCGATATTTTTGCGTTGTTCCTTAAGTTCTTTTTGTAATCGGGCTTCTTCACGCTGCTGAGCTCTTAATTCAGCTTTTTCTTCTTTCTCACGTTGCTTTTGAATTTGATATTCCAATGCCAATTGAAGCTCTTGAATCTTTAGATCATAGTAATTAGAAGTTATAGAAATAGACATTGTTATTCCTAATTTTGCAATAGCGTTAAAACTTCGTTCCATCTTTTTAACAGATGTGTCATAATTATTGTATTTTACCTTATTAATAATTTCATCACATTCACTATTAAATGCACGAAGCAGTAGTTTTTGCATGTCTTTTATCATTTTACGACCCTGTGCAGCGCTACCATTTACTTGCCAATCTATACTACCAGATACAGCAGAACCATCTTTGATCATAGCTTTTTGTTTGTTACGGATGTTTGTAAGTTCAGCTTTATAAGCATCTGCATTAATAAAAGAGTATCGTGGCTCATATAGTCCAAAATCTTGAACTAAGATCTCGTCAGAAAATGTAATGATATCCTTTTTTAAATCTTTTATATTTGAATTCAACTCATTGATTTCATCATTGTAAGCAAGAATAAGAGACTTTTGTTTAGATATTTCATCCATATATTTATCGTATTGTTCTTTTAAAAGCTGTTCTTGTGTTATTTTTTGATGTGCAAATTCAACTTGGGATTCAGCAATCTGTTTTTTTAATGATTCCAAATCTTTCATTTCTGGTGTTAGAAATGATTCTAATTTTGATTTTTCGTTTTCAAGATCCGCAATTTTTGCTTCCATTTCAAAATTGACAGTCTCTAATTCTTGAATTTTATCATTTAGTTCGTTATTTCCAAACAGTGAATTTAATAAACCCATTATATCCCCTTGTGCTTTATATTAATGTTTTTCTTTTTATGTATACTGCTTAGGTACCACTCTAAGCTAATGATTTTCCCGGCATTTCTCCGGATTCTTTATTAAGTGCTTTCACATAGCCTTTGATCTCGGCTTTGTATTCTCGTTGTACATCTTCTGGTAGTTGATGTATTAGATCTAGCCATTCTTGGTCGGAAGCAGAAGTAGTTGAATCTAATGATGAATCAATTCCTTCAACCCCTAAAAGTATGTAATCAGTTGTTACATGAAAGTAATTAGCAATCTTTATAATTGCATCTGTTGATGGTTTTTGCTTACCACGTTTCCATTGAGAGATAACGCCATTAGTTAGAGAAATCTCTCTTGTCAAAGTGGCAGCATTTATATTGTTTTGCTCCATCAAAAGCAAAATACGTTCAGTAGGAGTCAATTTATCACCTCAAATTTGAGATTTATCTATTTTTTGTATTGACAATTAGAGAAATCTCATTTATTATATAAACATAAATTACATTTGTGAAATAAAAATAGAAAAAGGAGGTGTTGAAATGATCCGATTTTTTCAAGTATTACTACACTATATGATCAAGAGCTTACAGTTTATTTGGTTTTATGCAGGAATAGCGATAATTATCTGCCTAATACCAATTTTATTCATCCTTGATCTTATAGATAGAGGACTTGATAAGTGGTTACTCAAACATCCAAAATTTCCATTATTTATTTCGATATTATCATTGATCGCTGCCTTTTTACATTAATGGCAAATGTTCAAATAATGATAATTGATTAATCTACATTTTATCATTTTATTTTACATTTGTAAATTAAAAACATAAACAGAAAGGAGGCTTATTGAATGGGAAAAGTATTACCGCCTTGGTGCAAAAGAGCAAGAAAAGCTCTCATCGATAAAGACATGAATTTTGGAGACTTAGCAGCAACAACGGGATACACAAGAGAGTATGTATCAGCGCTGCTCAATGGCAGACAATACGGAGAAGAAGCTGTAAGCAAAATCAGCGGTATTCTGGGTATTAAACCACCAAAGAACAGCATGTACTTATAATCACAAAATTTAACTCTGATTTAATTGTAAATATTGTTGGAATATTGCGACATAGGATCAGAGGGCAAGATTTATGAAAAAACATAGGAGCTAAATATAAGATTTTAATACACAGACGGCTTAAACACACTGGCCACTTGAATATGTTGGTATGATCCCTATAAATACACAACATCACAACTGCTAAAAACATAGAAAGTTCTTCTTGATAAAAAGTATTGATTTGTTAATTGTTGAAAATTGAATATTGAAAATAACATTGGCCAGTGTATTTAAGTCGTCTGATAAAAAAGGTAAGGTACAACAGATGAAAAAAGATACAAAAGAAGAAAGCGTTTGGTATGTAGCAAGAATTAAGGCAGCAAAAGAAAACAGAAACCTAAGATCCAGAGAAAGTGCTTCTGAAATCCTGATGATGCATCCGTCGACACTAGCTGATTATGAATTAGGAGTTACAAAGAGAATTCCTCCAGAGAGTGTTGAATTAATGTCAACGGCTTATCATGCTCCGGAGCTTCGGAATTATTATTGCAAACATATCTGTCCTTTAGGAGCAGATATTCCTGAAATTAATGATATCGAAGATTTGGACAGGCTCACAATAAAAGCAGTTGCAATCTTTCGAAATCTTGGAAATGTTCAGGACCAGCTGATTACTATTACAGAAGATGGCGTGATCAGTGAAGACGAAAAGCCGCGGATGCAGTTTATCATTGATACATTAGACAAAGTATCATCAGTAGCACAAAGTTTAAAATGCTGGGCAGAGAGAAACATAGGAGGAACAAATTATGCAAGAACAAATGGTTACAGAGATCGAAATGTATGATTGCCAGGATGTTATGAAGATGCTTGGATGTAAACAGACAACCGCATATCGGGTAATCAAACAACTTCGCAAAGAGCTAGAAGACAATGGATATATGTCACCGATTGCAGGAAAAATCCAGAAAAGCTATTTTGATAAACGCTTTGGATTTTAAGAAAGGAGTATAAAGATGCATACAGAAACAAAAGCCATGATCTGCACGGCAGCAGTGCTGATCGCAATTGGAATCTTTAAAGAATTAGCTGCGGTGTGTTTGATCACAGCGCTGATCTATGAGGAAGGAGTGAATAGATTTGATAGATAAAAAAAGAAAAAGTGCCCACGGAGCGGCAACTCCAATGAGCACATTGCTAAACAAGCAAGATCAGTATAACACAGATCGTCAGAAAAGTGAAATCAGAAAAACAGCAATTGAGGTCTTTGATCTATCTTTGCGACTGCAAGAAATGACAGATGGAACTATAGACTGGATAGATTGGCGAGAGCCAGGTGTTCCGTGTGTATACGTTGAATATCACGGAGCCACCGCAGTGCTAAGCGTTAAGATCTGGGAAAATGGATTTAGTGCAGAACAGCGACCAGATTACAGTACAATGCTGTTTCTCGACAATCCGAACTGTATGATCGAAGCAGGGTATCTGAAAGAAAAATTGATGGGATTATTAGAAGAAAGAAGAGGAAGCGACAATGGGAAAGATGATTCTGATCACAACTGATAATGAGGTAAAAGAGCTGGAATATCCAGATGGGGGACTTAAATCATGGAAAAAGTTGAGAGAACACATCGGGAATGGATGTGAGCTAATTGAACATGTACAGCCCAAGAGATTATATACAGAGATCGGTGCAGGAATTGAGATTAAAAATGTACCAGGATCAAAAGTAAGCATGTTGGTTGATGAAGAATTTTATTTTCATTGCGACGAAACCAAATTAAATAAGATAGCTTCATGGCTGTATGAGACAGATTGCCATGGATACCCGATTCTTGGAAATGCTTTGATCATTGGAGAGAAGTATGGAGATGCAGGAGATTGAGATTAGCAAAGGAATCAAACGGATCCAGTTCGATTCCTTTGATTCATGGTTAAATGCCAGACATGAAATCGGTGGATCTGATGCATCTGCGGTGTTAGGTCTTAGCCCTTATAAAACTAACGTTGATCTATACTTAGAAAAAATAGGACAGAGAGTACCTGCAGATATCTCCGGAGAAGATTATGTAAGGTATGGACATGATGCGGAGCCGTTGCTTAGATCGCTGTTCGCACTTGACCATCAAGAGTACAAGGTTGAGTACTTCGGAGACAACATGATCCGGAATGAAAAGTATCCATGGGCACATGCATCTTTGGATGGAGAACTAACCGATCAGGATGGTCGCAAAGGAATCTTAGAAATCAAGACAACTAATATCCTGCAAAGTATGCAGCGTGAAAAATGGAGAGATCAGATTCCGGACAACTATTACATACAGGTGTTGCATTATCTGTTGGTTACTGAATATGAGTTTGTTGGACTGAGAGCACAACTTAAATCAGTATGGCAGGGTCAAATCAGGCTGGAGACAAAAGATTACCATATTGAGCGATCAGACGTAGAAGAAGATATTGAGATATTAAGACAAGCGGAAGAAGAGTTCTGGCAGAAAGTCGAAAAAAGGCAACAGCCACATTTAATTCTTCCGGAAATATAAAAAGGAGAAATGTATGGAACTTAAGATATACAATCCACAGGAAGAGGGATTTCTGAAAGAGATTGACTGGAACTATGAAGAGTTAAAAACAGAAATCCAAGGAAAAGCAAATGATTACATGAATCTGGTTTATACAACAGATCAAGTAAAAGATGCAAAAAAAGATCGTGCAAATCTTAATAAATTTGTGGAAGCTTTAGAGAGCAAACGAAAAGAAATAAAAAAACAGATTACAGAACCATATTCAGCATTTGAGAAACAAGAGAAAGAACTGATTGGTATTGTTAATAAAGCAATTACAAATATTGATACGCAGATCAAAGGATACGAAGAAGCAACAAGACAGGAAAAACTTGAAAAGGTCAAAGAACTCTATGCAAAAACAATCGGTGGACTCGCTGACGTAGTAACGTTTGACAAAATTTTTAAGGAGTCCTGGTTAAATGTATCAACAACGTTTAAATCAATCACAAAGGAGATTACAGAAATTCGTGACAAGGTTGACAATGATTTATTCGTCATAAATGCAGACACAAGTTCCTTTGCTTATGAGATGAAAGAAGAGTATCTAAAGAACTTTGATCTTACTGCAGCAATCAACAAAAAACAAAAATTAGAGGAGACAGCGAAGCAGAAAGCAATATATGAGGAACAACTAAAGCAGGAAGAGCAACAAAGAAAACAACGATCACAAGAAGAAGCAAAGAAAGTAGTATTTGCAGGCAAAAGCAAAGAAAAGCCAGTAAAAGCACAGAAATCAGTAAATAAGACAGGAGAAAAAATATCAACAATCACATTCCGATGTACTGTAAAAGAACATAACTTTAAAGAAGTTAACGCAAGACTTAGTCTAGTACAAAAAGTATGTGAAGAATTTAAAATCATAGATCCAAAGGAGGAATTATAAAATGGCAGTTGGAAACAGTTTAGCAAACAGAACAAAAACACAGTCCCCAAAAACAGGAATCACAACATTCCTTAATAGTATGGCTGTAATATCTAACATTGATCAGGCGTTAGGAAAGGACAATAGACAGCGTTTTATCACAGGAGTGATTTCAGCAGTAAACAACAATGAATCACTGAAAGAATGTACAAATCAATCTATTCTTTCAGGAGCTTTGCTAGGGGAATCATTAAAATTATCACCTTCTCCACAATTAGGGCATTACTATCTTGTACCTTTTAATGATAAGAAGTATGGAAAAATTGCTCAATTTCAGTTGGGATACAAAGGATATATTCAGCTTGCGATCAGATCAGGGCAGTATAGGAAGCTAAATGTACTAGCAATAAAGGAAGGTGAACTTGAATATTTTGATCCCCTTAATGAAGAAATCAAAATTAATTTGATGGTTGACAAATGGGATGAACGAGAAGAAGCACCAACAATGGGATATTATGCAAGCTTTGAATTGACTAATGGATTCAGAAAAGCAATTTATTGGTCAAAGAGACAGATGATGTCACATGCGGATAAATATTCAGCAGCATTTTCAAAAGAAGCAACACAGATCAATACAAAGTACGGAGCAAAAGAAAAAGTCTCTTTCGAAGATTATGAAGCCGGAAATTATGATCAAAAAGATTCATGGATGTATTCTTCCCATTGGTACAAGGATTTTGATCAGATGGCGTATAAAACGATGTTACGTCAGTTGATTAGTAAATGGGGCATCATGTCTATCGATCTGCAAAATGCTATGGAATCCGATATGGCAATGATAAATGAAGATGGTACAAAAGAATATGTAGATGCTGTTACAGATGAGAATATTGTATCTGAACAGGATTTAAAAGAAAGTAATGATGACGATAATAAAGAAAATATATCTGAAGAAAATCAGCAACCAGAAGCAAGCTTCCAGGAAAATCAGCAATTCTTCAAATAAAAAATATCAGGCAGGGAGGTTAACATGAATTACATAGAAGAAGTGAATAGTTTTTATGAATGGATTCGCTTTAAACCTATCCCTGCGGGAGCACAAGCACTTTGGCACCTATTAATGAATATTAACAACGGATGTGCGGTTAACATTGATGGAAAATATTATTGGCCAGTTGAATTTACGGTCTCCAATGGATCTCTCACATCGGTACTGGACTTCTCCAGGACGCAATTAGACAGAATGAGAAATGTCTTAATTCAATCTGGACGAATCGTGTACAAGAAGGGCAACCGGGGTCAAAGTGGAAAATATAGAATAAATCCATTTAATACACATTATGTTACACAACCTGTTACACATCCCGTTACACAACTCGTTACACAAGTGTGGCAGTTACGTAACATAATGTGCACATTAAATAATAATAATACTATAAATGATGATGGTGATATATATAAGCGCACACCTGAGACCGAAGATATACAGGAAAAAATTCAAGAACTTGTTAAAAAATATTTTGGAAGAAACTTTACAGACAAAGATCTAGAGATTGTTCGTAGTCTTGTTTACAGAAAACAAAGTATTGATCAGAAAACTACTGTTGGCCCAGATGATACTAAAGTCGAATTATTGGAACATGCAATGGATATAGCTTATATGTCTGGAACAATGAACTGGAATTATGTCTTAGGGATACTACGCAATTTTACAAAGCGTGGAATTACGACAGTTGACGATGCAGAAGCATATCAAGCTGAAATAGATATGGCAGCAGGAAAGATATAAGGAGTGATGTCATGACAAATTGGAATATGCCGCATTGGCAGACGAAACAAACAAAAGATTACCAAAATAAACTACGTGGAGCAAGAAGTAAAGCTATGGGTGATGCTTTGGAAGTTATGATTTCTAATGCATGTGATGCATATCGCAAAGCCGGAATTGCTGACATACAAAAGACTCCAGAACCTTTTCGTGTAACTAGAAATCTTGGAAAAGGCAGATTTGAGGGACACTTTATACATTGTGCACAACCTGATTATAAAGGAATTATGATGAATGGTCAGGGTATCATTTTTGAAGCAAAATATACAGATCATGATCGAATCATGCAAAATGCTGTAACAGAAACACAGTCAAAAAATTTTGAGAGATTTCAAATTTTAGGTGGCCTTGCATATGTAATGGTTTGTATACAGCTAAAAGATTTTTACAGAGTTCCATGGAATATCTGGAAATCTATGAAACAGCTATACGGGCATAAATATATGACATCTTCGGATCTGGAAATTTATAAGGTGCCGTGCAGGGGAAATTTTGTAGAAATCCTGAAAGGAATAGAGAATAAAAGGAACTAATAAATGGAAAATTTAAATAAAGTACAGTTAACAGGAGAAATTCAATCTGAGATTAGAGAAAATCATGAATGGAAAAGTGAGAAATTTTATATGTTTGAGCTCGGGGTAAAACGTAAAAGTGGCGTGATTGATAAAGCTCGGATTATGGTCTCAGAAAGATTAATTGATCTGAACAGCTTAATGTTAGGAACAGTTATCAACATTGAAGGAGAAATTCGTACATACAATCAACATGATGAGCAAAATAGATCTCATTTATGTGTATACATTTTTTCAAATGCAATTAAAGTTATTGATCAGGACGATTACTATCCAACTAATATGGTTGAGCTGGAAGGATTTTTGATTAAGCAACCGATATTTAGAACAACACCTTTAGGAAGAGAAATTTGTGATGCAATTATTGCTGTAAACAGAAGATTTAAAAGGACATCTTACATCCCTTGTATCTTCTGGTCACGAAATGCAAGATATTTATCTAAACATGATGCAGGTACACGAATAAGACTAAAAGGTCGTTTGCAAAGCCGTGAATATCAAAAGCGAGAAGACATTGGTAGTGATCACTACAGAACAGCTTACGAGGTATCAAGTTATTGGATGACAGTATTAGGAGATTCAGAAACTACTGAAAAATAACACATAAAGCATCCGGCTGATTCCTGTCCGTACAAAATGCAACTAGTAACCATAAATGTTGTTAAATTTAAAAGTCGTAGTATTAGTCGTGGTAGTTGTAGATTTAGGGATAATCTTAAACTATAAGAGATGATCAGTGCGGGCAGAAATCAGCCGGATGAGCTGAATTATATACCACAACAGCAACTATTGAACGGCATAAGAAACAGTTAAGCGTATAAGCCATGAGCCTGCTGCCTGTGCGGCAGGCAGAAAGGAGCCACGATGGCAGATTACAGCAAAAAATTTAAAAGAAGAGTAGTAATTTTATGGATCAGACACAACATGTCATCAAGTGAAATAAGCAGATTATCAGGTATCGATCATAAAACATTACTGAAATGGTATAAACGTTTTTATCCGGAAATAGCAGTGGGGAGGTGGTACAGCAACACAAAGATACGAATTGGCACAATATCAGTATGTGTGCCGGTTATTACAAATAAAGGAGACACTAAAAATGAGCAATTATGAAAGTAAGGCACAGGCTTTTTTATTTGCAATCATCAATGCTTATAGGAATGATAATTTAAATCTTAAAGAAGATATTCCTAAAATTGAAATACCAGAAAATGGCGATTATACGGAAGATTTACAAGCATTAATAATTGCAATCAGTATGTGGTATTCAACTATTTCAAACAATCATGTAGATCTTATTGAAATTACACATGTTATGAATAAAATGATGGTTCAATATTATCTGGATAAGGTAAAAAATAATGAAAAGGTGTACCGAGAGGAGTAAACACTTATAACAAAATTAAATAGATAGTTGCAAAATGTCGATAAACATCGAAAATATTAGATATTTGCTGTATGTTTTTTATTCCTAACGACATACAGTTGATGTAATATAAAAGTGATAGCGGCGGTTGATATAATTTTAATTCATTAGTTGTAATTCAAGGAATATCATATTCCATTTTTCTGAAAGTATATTAATTAATCTACCGTTTGGTAGTTTCATCATTTGTAAATTGTTTTAATAAATTCCATAGACTGTTGGAAAGTTCAATATAAAAATAAAGAGTAGTGAAATCATATCCACTTACTTTCCAGCCAATCAAGGAAACAATTACAATGATAGCTTCCATATAACACATCCCTTCGGATAAATGTCCGCTATCACTATATATAGCTGTGAATCGAATGCTACTAACATTGATTTCACAGCTATATTTATAATATCAAATGACATTCCAACTATCAATATAATGGTTGGATTTTTTATTGCAACAATTGAAAAGTAAATAACAATAATCAGGCAGTTTAGTTTTCTGTTCGAGCAGGATCCTTTTTAGTAACAACTATTAACAATAAGCATCATTAAAATGTAAACATATTTTTTCAAGTGTCTTGTAGATTTGCAGAACTTTATACAAGATTTGGTAATTACAATTTAAATCATAAAGAATCACAATTTTTATATGATTAGACAACATTAATTCGAATAGTGATTAAGATAAAGCATTGTATCGAATAGAAAATTAAGCTGTCTGAAAAAATGATAAAAGAATGGGAGTAATAGAATGAGTAAACGAGATTATATAATGCAGGGCAGAAATGAAGGAATTGCATTCTGTGACAAAATAGCAAAAGAAAAAGGATTAGAAGAGCTACAGAGAGTAACAAGACAAAGAAATCTTGCAGGATTTCGAACACTAATAGATCCAAGAGAACTTGACCAGGATTTTAGAGATGCAACACTACAGATTTTAGATACTGTATTGATCATGAGTCTTATAGTTTTGAAAGATGAATTTGACTTCGGAACTAAAAGATTAGATCGATTCAAAAAAAGATTCAATGATAAAACAGAGTGTTTAGAAACAGGAAATGTGACATGGATCGATATGATCGAGCAGGTCAGAGAAGAAAACAACATTAAATTAGATCTTAGAAAGAACGATGTAGTGATGGCATGGAGAAGAAAATAATGGTAAACAAGAAAGAATTTAAAGGCTATGTATGTGAAATCACAGGTAAGTCAATTAAAGAAATGAAGTTGTGTCCGGACAAACAGCAGAAGCTAAAGGTTCGGATCAAGTGTGATAAGGGATGTGTCTGGTGTGAGAAGGAAGTGATTGATAATGACCGACGAAGAAAAAAGAATGGTGGAATTTAACAACTACATAGATGACTTGAACATAGATGCCTTGATTAAATTTATGAATGGGGAAAACGATGACTTTGAACCGATTCCGACACCAAAGGAAGTTGATGACGAAATGCAGAAAGACCGTTTCTATTAATTGTTAAAGAAAGTTAAGGAACAACTAATATATCAATTAATATATCAATTAATACATCAACTAAGAGATTAAGGAGAAGAGAATATGAATTTAGAAGAAACTATCAAACACACAAGAAAAAAAGCAGAAGAAATGGCAACAAAAAGCGTTGAATTATTTCCAAGTTGCGAGGGCAGAAAATACTTAGATTGTGCGGAAGAATATTATCAACTTGCAGACTGGTTGGAAGAGCTGAAAGAGTTGAGAGAATACAAAGAAAAATATAGATGGCACGACTTAAGAAAGAATCCTGACGATCTGCCAGATGCGAATTATCCAAGCAATACATGGTTTGATGTGGTGCAAAAGGACAATGAAGAAGAGCTTCCAAGAGCAGCAATGCAGTATGATGATGAGCTTGGCTTTGGATTTTATCATGACATTTTTGATCCTGTATCTTTAGGCTATGTAGATACAGAGTTTACGACAGCAGCGGAAGAGGGACTTGCAGAAGTGGTTGCATGGCGAGAGATTGAAGAATTTGAAAGTGAGGAAGAAGATGAAAATAGTTGACATCAACACATTAAAAGGTTCAGACAGACATGGCAGTTGCACAGAGTGTGAAAAGGATTTTGCAGAAGATAAAGGAATGAAAAGAATCATTTTCGGAACGGATCAGAAGCATATCATTTTCTTATGTGACAAATGTTACCACGATTTTTTGCAAGAAATGAACAGGAGATCACATAACATGGGAAAGACAATAGAGAAAATAGAGAGTGTGGCAAAAATGTTAAATGGACGACACATGCCGAAATCTTACGAAGTGTACAAACACTTTAAAGGGAACTTATATGTTGTTCTTAATGTTGCTCGTCATACAGAGACAAATGAATTATTTGTAGTATATGCTGCTACAAAAGAAATGCAAAGAATCTATGCAAGACCATTACAGATGTTTATGAGTGAAGTAGATCACGAAAAATATCCAGATGCAAAGCAAACATACAGGTTTGAAAATATGATGGAGGATTAATCTATGATCGTAGGATTTTTAAGCGGATTATTCATTGGATCGGTAGCTGGTGCAGCAGTAATGGCATTATGTCAAGCAGCGAAAGAGAGGGATGATCTATGAGTAACGGAAAGACGATAACAGCTTTCCTAGAAAATCTGTTATACGAAGAAAAATTATGCGGTATAGGAATGTACTGGGCGAAAGAAGTAGTTGTAGATTACGGATCATCAAAAGCAAAGACAAAAAGAATCGATTTTATGCAGTATATACCAGACGGGCAGTGCAGTATATCGTCCCTGGAAAAAGGAATTTTCATATGCTATGAGATAAAAGCTGCAAAGAAGATGTTTACAGCGGAAATGGGCTAAATTTCTTGGGCGAGAAAAATTATATAGTAACAACAATGCAGTGCTATGAAGATCTATTGCCAGACATTCAATCTGGAAAGTTGGACAGATACATAAAACAAAATCATCCAGAGTCTTATAATCATTATGGAATCATGGTTGCCATGCCTAGAGAATGTTGGAAAGATGACAAATCTGATAAGAAAATAACAGATAGAAATACAACGGATGAATGGCATTTAATCATTATGAAAAAATGCGGTAAGGCATTAAGGAGAAAAAGCTTAGTAGAATTATTATTTTGTATGCTTAGAGCAAAAGGAGAATGAAAAATGTTTAAAGTCAAGAAGAAATCAACAGAGAAGATATATACAGTATTTGCTGTCAAGAAAGATAAGTTCGAGTGTACGGAATTTCTTATTTACGATGATACATGGGGCTGGGTATGGCGATCTCCGTTAGATTATGTGCCAGTGGAGGTAGAGAATGAATAAGCGACAGGCAAAGAAGGATAGAGACAAGCTAATAATAGCAGGAAGAACGTATAAAGGAACAAGACTTAAGAAAAGGCACGACAAGAAAATTTGGGGAATGTTAAAGAAAAATTTCGACAACTGCGAAAAATTAAGATCACTAACTCTTTATAATCAACGCAAAAAAAACAGAAGATATTACACTGAAAAATGGGAGGAAGAAAATTTATACCAAGAATGTAGAAGCTGCAGACATAAATATTCTACACTCGAATGTGAATTATGTGTAGATTTTGATATGTACGAGGAGGCTCTATGACAAGAGAAGAAAAAGTAACACAATTAGGCGATCGCTGTAAGAAAAGATCTTGCATGTGGTGTGGATGCAGAGCTATGTGTGAACAAGTAAAACAACGTGACAGTAGATATATTTTCTTAAATATGACGGATGAAGAATTAGATGCAAGCTATGAGCTTATGTTTGGAATTGAGCCAAAGGACCAGGAACCGGATAAAATTGAATATGCATATAGTATAAGAGAGTATGGTAATTTCATTGGAAAATACGATTCCATAGAAGAATGTATAGAAGATGCGAAGCGGATTGAAAATATGAAACCTGGGGACATAGTGTTTGTTGGAAGAGCAGTAAAGCCAGAGATTAATGCTGGTATGTTTATGGATGATGTTTTGGATCGCATTGAAGAACATATGTATTTTGAATATGACGAATGCGCAGAAGGATTTGATATATCAACCAGAGAAGGAAGAGAAGAAATATTTGCTAAGTATGAACAGAAAATGACAGATTTATTTAATGAGTACATAAAAGAAATCAAACAGGTGCCTGATTTCAGCGAAGTTGTAGATGTTAAGGAAATAGTAATTGAGCAAAGGAGAGATGCATATGGAGAGATTAACAGAATATAGCTGTGGAGTGGCAGTTATCAGAAATAAGAACCTTATCAATAAGGTAATGTATGATCTTGCACGTTATGAAGATACAGGGTTGACACCAGAAGAAGTCAAGGCAATGAAAGATAGTAAGAGTGATCAGGTGGATTATTCATTACTGGAGTATTACAAAACATTAGGAACTGTTGTAGAATGCAGAGAAGCTCGAGAAAAGCAGAAAGCATTAAAAATGATCGTAAGACATGATACGGATACAAAATGTAAATGCGGATACTTGTTTTCGTTTTCAGCTGATGTAGGAACTGGAGAAAGATACTATGATGTAATAAACGAATTAAAGTCTAATTACTGTCCAGAGTGCGGTCAGAAATTACAGTGGAATGATAAAGAATAAAAAATAGGAGTGCTTGCGCAACTCCCAAATAAAAACTATGTGAAATCATTATAAATGAAATAGAGGAGGAGCGCAAGTATGTCAGAACAGGCAATTATATTAACAAAAGATATGTTAGAAAAGATTATTGTAATATCATCTGAAAATGCGGCCAAAGTAGCTATTGACAAGGTTGAGAAAGAAAGAACACATCAGATCAAACGACAATCAAATAAAATGCTGCATAATACAAAATTATTATTGACCACTTATAGAGAATTAAAATGTAATGCAGAAGAATCTGTTTATGGAAAAACACAGATGCAAGAAAGTGCAGCAGATATCTTAGACACAATGATGAATGTATATGATGATCATATCATTGTTGATTCTATCAGAAGAAGTGCAACTAGAACTGCAATCATGGTCCAGCATATTGAAAAAATGTTGGAAATATATGAAATGTATGCTAAAGCTGGCAATTGTATTGACCAAAGACAATATGATGTAATTTACCAAATGTATATTGCACCAGAGAAGAGTTCAGTAAGTAAATTAGCAAAGAAACATCATTGTTCCAAAGAAACTATTTATAAAGACATACATATTGTAATACAAAAACTATCCTCTCTAATCTTTGGAATTGACGGAATTAAGGGATTTTATGAGTGATTAGTATTTATATCCAATTACAAAATAAGTACATTGTAATTACAATATATATGTGTTAAAATTATAGCTGTAAAAATTTAATCACATTATCTTGACCTCCTTATGATTTACATAGGGAGTTCTTTTTTATTGAGAATGTTATATAAAACAAATATTTCTAAAACAAACGAATGAGAGGTGGTGATATGCCAAGGGTAAGAGATCCTAATAGAGAAAAATCTTATAAATTATTTAAAGAACATAATGGAAACATTCAAAACAGAGAAATTGCCAAACAACTTGGCATATCAGAAAAGACTGTTAGTGGATGGAAATGTAAAGATAAATGGAATGAAAAATTAAATGGAGTACTCCAAACAAATAAACGGAGTACTCCAAAGAAAAAAAGAAGCCGTGGTGGTCAGCAAGGAAATCAAAATGCCAAAGGGCATGGAGCTCCTGAGGGAAATAAAAATGCTGAACGTCATGGCTTTTATACTAAGTATCTTCCAGAAGATACACTTGATATCATGAAAGATACGGAGAAATTATCAATATTAGATATACTTTGGGAAAATATCTGTTTTCAGAGAGCGATCATTATTCGTTCTCAAAGAATTATGTATGTTAAAGACCATGAAGACCATACTCAAACAAAAGTCAAAGAAGCTATGGGGAATGTAATTTCTAAGGAATGGGAAATGCAGTATGCATGGGATAAACAAGCAAATGCAATGAAAGCACAGAGTACTGCTATAAAAACTCTTATTAAATTGATCAAAGATTACCAAGAAGAGTTACATAAAAATTGGGATTATGCGACTGATGAGCAGAAATTAAGAATCCAGTTACTTGAAAAACAATTAAACAATTCAAGTAGTAATGAATCTGATGCGGTTCAATCTTGGATGGAAGCAGTAAAAAAAGCGAGGGAATCAGATGGATGATAAAGTATTGCACGATTTCCTAGTAGAGAGTATTCCTTTATGGCAGCAGAACCCAGTTCAATTTTTTGAAGAGGTTCTTTCGTTCTATCCCGATGAATGGCAAAAAGAAGCTGCTGTCGCTTTAAAGAATAATCCTAAGGTAACAATAAAGTCTGGACAGGGTGTTGGGAAGACGGGATTTGAGGCTGCGACACTGCTGTGGTTCTTAAGTTGCTTTGAAAATGCAAGAGTTGTTGCAACAGCCCCGACACTTCATCAGTTGAACGATGTCTTATGGGCAGAAGTTTCAAAATGGCAGAGCAATTCTCCGTTATTAAAAGAAATACTGCAATGGACCAAAACAAAAATATCTATGATCGGCAGTAAAGAACGCTGGTATGCAGTAGCGAGAACAGCAACCACTCCAGAAAATATGCAAGGATTCCATGAGGATAATATGCTATTTATCGTTGATGAAGCTTCTGGTGTTGCAGATCCGATTATGGAAGCAATCTTAGGTACTCTGACAGGATCAAATAATAAATTGCTACTTTGTGGAAACCCGACAAAAGCAAGCGGTACATTTTACGACAGCCATACATCGGATCGTAAATTATATTATTGCATCACTGTAAACTCCGCAGAGTCTAAAAGAACTAATAAGGACAACATTGATTCTCTGATCAGGAAATATGGAGAAGAAAGTAATGTTGTCAGAGTCAGAGTAAAAGGATTGTTTCCTAAACAGGATGATGATGTTTATATGCCTTTGGAAATGTTGGAAGCATCGATCATCCTGGAAGAGATACCACCAGCTGATATTTGCACTTTGGGAGTCGATGTGGCCCGTTTTGGTGATGATGACACAGTGATTGCAAGAAATATGAATAACAAGATCACACTAGAAAAGATTAGGCATGGTCAAGATCTAATGAAAACTGTAGGAGATGTTGTTGTAGAGTGTAGGAATATCAAGGAAAAGTTTAAATATAAAAAAACAATATATGTGATCATAGATGATACTGGTCTTGGTGGAGGAGTAACAGATCGTTTGAATGAATTAAAATCGGAAGGAAAGCTATCTGGTGTAGTTATCGTTCCGGTTAATTTTTCTGCTGCCGTTCCAGACAAGAAAGCAGCAGAAAAATATCATGATATCACATCTTATGCATGGTCCATATTAAGAGATATGTTAGAAGAAAAAGAAGCAGTATTACCAAATGATACAGAGCTTATCGCACAATTAAGTGCGAGAAAATATGATCTTAGTTCATCAGGGAAGATACGACTAGAATCAAAAAAAGCAATGAAAGAACGCATCGGAGAGTCTCCGGACCGGGCAGATGCTGTTGTTTTATCTTGCTACAGAAACAAAATTAAACCAATCAGTGTTCCAGGAAGTGATGTTGGAACAAAAGATAGTTACTGGAGGTGAAATAGCATTGTATGATGAAATAGGTCGCATCGGTCAAAACCGGTGGGGCGGTAGCTTTTACGAAGAATTTCTCCCAGAGTTGAGAGGTCAACGAGGAGTAAAGGTATATACAGAAATGGAATCTAACGACGATGTGATCGGAGCAATCATATTTGCGTTGGATACATTGCTTAGACAGGCACAGTTTTCCGTAGAGCCACAGGGAGACGATCAAAAGGATATAGAGGCAGCAGAGTTTGTTGAATCTTGCATGAATGATATGCAGAGCACATGGACTGACACAGTCTCTGAAATCCTATCATTCCTTGTATTCGTCTGGTCGTATCATGAGATCGTATATAAGAGGAGATCAGGGCGAACAGGAAACCTTAAGACGAATAGTAAATATGATGATGGTTTAATCGGGTGGAGAAAACTTCCTATCCGATCACAGGATTCTCTATACCAATGGGAGTACGACGATGAAGATAACCTTATTGGAATGACCCAGATGCCACCGCCAAATTTTACACTTTATACGATCCCACTGGAAAAGGCAATCCATTTCAGGACCAGATCCAGAAAAGGAAATCCAGAAGGGCGAAGTATTCTTAGAAATGCTTATCGTTCTTGGTACTTCAAGAAAGGTATTCAGGAGTTTGAAGGAATCGGGATTGAACGAGACCTCGCTGGTATACCGATGGTTACACCGCCGGAAGGTGTTGACCTGTACAATCCAGATGATCCGGAAGGATCAAGAATGTTGGCATGGGCAAATAGTTTGGTAAGAAACATCCGACAAGACAAGAGTGCTGGTATTGTGTTACCACCGGGATTCAAGTTTGAGCTTGTTTCCACAGGTGGAAGCAGACAAATTGATACGAACGAGATCATAAAGCGTTATGATAGCCGCATAGCAATGACAACGCTTGCGGATTTTATTTTGTTGGGGCATGAACACACTGGATCATTTGCATTGTCCGATGATAAGACAGAGTTATTTGCTGTAGCGATTGGATCATACCTTGACATTATTTGTGAAGCGTTTAATAACCAAGCGATCCCAAGATTGATTGATCTAAACGGAGAACATTTCAAGGGGATCACAGACTACCCGAAGATGGTTCACGGAGATATTGAAAAGATCGACATGAACAAATTAGCACAGTACATTCAGGCAATGGTCGGCACTGGTGTATTGATCCCTGACGACGAACTGGAAACATATGTTCGAGAGGCTGGTAATTTGCCACCAAAGGTAGCTAACGATGAAAGATTCATTGATCCGGACAGAGAAGATCAGCAGACAAACGATCTTGGATCACAGGGAAATAATGTACATCCAGAGGACAATCAAGACGTTGCCGAAGATGATGGGAAAGTACAAGAAGCCAAAAAACGTTTAGGAAGGAGCTGATTATATGTTCCTATTCCGAAAGGTTAAGAAGAGAGTACCCAAGACACCCAACGAGGTTAAAGAAGCGTTGGAGAGGTACTTAGCGAACAGCAGTCCTCAACTTGTTAAGTGGTTGGTTAGCTTCTGGAAGGATCAGCAAACAGTTTTGACCTTTAAGGAGATCAGAGAAGCAATTCAAGCTGGCTCGATCTCCAAAGAGACTGTAGAAGCATGGCAACAGGACTATTCCAAGGTGGTTTCTGAAAAGATTGCTCCAGAAATGGTCAAAGCCATGAAGGCAGCAGCAGACAACGAGAATAAGTTCAAGGGCATTGATATTGGATATAAATTTGATGCTGATCACTGGGCTGTTTCTGATTGGTTGGAGAATCATACAGCTGAGTTAGTAACAAACTGTACCAGAGTACAGAAAGATGCAATTCAGTCGATGATCGAACTGGGGATCAGATCACACATGAGCGATGATGAATTATCCAGATTCATACGCCCTTGCATTGGATTAACCAAGCCACAGACACAGGCAGTAAAGAAGTATTACGAAACGATCAAGGCAGAGCTGGAGAAGAAACACCCTCGAACGAAGCCAGAGAAGATCGAACAGATGGCAAGAGATAAGCAAGCGAAGTATGCAGAACGTCAGTTAAGGGAAAGAGCAAAGACGATCGCACAGACCGAAAGAGCATTTGCCTATGAGTATGGCAGATACCAGCATACAAAGAATCTTGTCGATCAGGGTATATTACCACCACAGGACAAAAAATGGTCCGCAACGGACAGTGAGAATACATGCAGCACATGTAGAGAACTGAACGGAAAAGTTGTTGGAATGGACGAAGAATTTGCCCCAGGTAAGCTGCTTCCTCCGCTTCATCCGAGGTGTAAATGCTGTGTTATGTATGTCAATTCAAAATCTATGGCCGCAGCGTATGAAACAGAAGAAGATGAACTGCGAGAGTACAGCACAGAGGAAATAGAGACTCATGCTAATAAAATGTCAGAGATTGCAGACAAACATCTTGATCTTGAAAGCTCATGGAGTGGAAAGGTCGTAGTTGATGATGATTCTGGTATTTATGGTATTCAGTGGAACGGAGATATTATAACCAGACATGAAACAGCCCCACATATTTTGTTACATGAACAGTTACACGCTAGATCAGTTACAAAATATGATCGTAAAATGTATAAACAGTATGAGAACATGGAAGAGGGTTCGGTACAGTTTGCAGCACAGGAGATTAGCAAGAAAGAGAATATACAAATTCTTGAATCACAGTACGATCATATGACAGAAGCTTTAAGAAATATAAATAAAGTTGCTGGGTTATTTAAAAATGATTATGATTTTGCAATGAAGCTTATTTCTGTTCCGTTACCAGATAGGTATGACTGGCTGAATAATATGATCTATGATAAAATGATGTTATCAGGAAATATTGAAGATTATCAGAAGGTATCGCACTGGATGGAGGCTTTAGAAAATGGAAAAACATCTTGAATTAAAAGAAAGATTCGATCAGCTAATGAAACAAGATATGGATGTATCAGAACACGAACAAGAATGGTTTGAATTACTGGACGACATGCATGAATGGTTAAAGGATAAGACAATTCCGAGAAATATTCGTAGGCAGTTTGAACCTTTAGGGATGTTAGAAGTAACTATGAAAATCTGTGACGGAATCCATTATGCAAATGGAACTGGACGATATGCAAAGAAAGAAGAATGATGAAGTACAAAGCAATAGAGCAGACAGTTCAGGCAGTGCAGATCACACCTGATATTGATATGATCGCCCCTGACTGGTTCACAAAGAAAATGAATACCGAAGAAATTATGATAGATCGTGTACAGAAAGACGGAGCAATAGTCGTTATAGGATGCACGGTCTATTTTAATGCACGGAGATATAAAGGCGGCAGACTTGTTGCAAGAATAGGAGACTACGTTGTAAAAGATTCAGTCGGTCGGTTGAATGTAGTTCGTAAGAATGACTTTGATCGGCTGTATAAGAAGGAGGAAGCATGAGATATTTTAACGATTATATACGATCCCCAGCACAGACACAGGACAGTATACGAAAGTCCTTGAATCGAGTAGATATTACTAAGAAAGACGAAGAAAAGCAGTACGTCTTTGGATGGGCTAAGATTGCAGTCGATGAGAATGGAAATCAGCTGATTGACCGCCAGAACGATTTAATTGATCCGGAAGAACTAGAACAGACAGCATATACATATGTAGAGTTCTATCGTGAAGCCGGAGAGATGCACGAGCGAGGCGGTGCAGGCGTTTTAATCGAGAGTATTATATTTACTAAGGAAAAGATGAAAACTCTCGGTATAGAGGAAGGTACGTTGCCTGAAGGCTGGTGGGTTGGTTTCCACATCACAGACGATGAGGTCTGGGCAAAGATTAAGGACGGAACTTATACGATGTTCAGTATTGAGGGTAAAGCAAAGCGTATTGAAGTTGAGGAGGAAGAATAATGGATAAATACATCGGTGCTAAGTTGATTCAGGCAGAACCAGAGAGAAACCCAGTTACAAAGGAGATCACAGGGTATAAGGTTGTCTATCCAGATAGGTACGAATCATGGTCTCCGAAAGATGTTTTTGAAAAAGCATATATGAAAGTGGATGATAATAAAAATCTTCCATCTGGAGTAAGTATCGGACCAGAAATGGTCGATGATTTTATTGCATCTACGGAGACAATCACGATGGGAGAGACAACAACAGTTGTTCGTTGTGTGCTTCGAAATGGTTTTGATATCGTGGAATCATCTTCGTGTGTTGATCCAAAGAATTACGATGAAAAGATCGGCAAAGATATTTGCATGGGAAGTATCAAAAACAAGATCTGGGAACTGTTAGGATTTTTGCTGCAACAGGCGTGGCAAGGAATTAACTAGGAGATGATCGCATTCTTAAGATTAAGAAATCACACCGACAGGATGAATGGATCGTGTACAATCCTGATTGCTTTGAATTGCATCATACGCACTGTAGGAATAAAAGAGTTGCGATCGCAATCAAGAAGAACGTGGAACGTAGAAGAGTTCCAACATCCAGAAATCTAAGAACTTTGGAAAGTCACATAAGACTGACAGGGAATAAGAATTATAAAAGAAAGATTCAGAATATCATTGAGGAAGTGAAATCTGAAATGAGAAACTGAAATTTATTCTAAAATTAAGTGAAATCTGAAATGAAAATAGACCATTTTGTAAAAAATGCAAATTGGTCTATTTTTTGTATCAAAAATTGCACTTTGCGTATCAAAAACGCAATAAAACGTTTCAAAACTCGAAAAAGTGTCGTTAGAAAGGAGGAAACATGAAAACAAAAGGAAAGACAAAGCTGGAAGATCTGGAAGTAAAAAAGATTGATGCAGTAGACATCGGAGCAGATCAGAAAGCAAATATCCTGATTAAAAAGAGAGGAGGTGCAGAAGAACCGAAGGGAAACTTTTTCAAGCGATTCTTTAATGCGTTTTGTGACAGCTTAGGAGTAAATTCAGAAGATGTCAGAAAGTCCATGGAAGATGAAGCAACATCATTTGATGATGTAATGAATGAAAAGAAGATCTACGACGTGAGGGATCAGATCTGGAATGCCTGCAACTCTCTTGAGCAGTCGATTGTATCAATTCTACTCGATAAAGAGTGTGAGGATAAACAGGCAGCAATCGCACAGAGCATTGATCAGTTTAAGGCATTTTCGGATGATGCATCCAAGTCTTGGATCAAATTAGAACGTGCAGCAACAGACAAAGAAGATACTGTTGTTGCGGATGATTTTGAGATCGCAAAAATGCAAGAGGTAATTGAGAAATCTTGCGATCCTGAAACTATTAACAAAGAAAAAAAAGAAAAGGAGAATGAAATGGCATTTGATATTTCAAACATGACAGAGGAAGAAAAGAAAGAAGCATTAAAAGCATTACAGGATGATGCAAATGCAAAAAAAGAGGATACTGCAAAAAGAGCTGATATTGATGGACAGGTTCAGGAAGCAATGAATAAAGCAATGGAAGGTGTTACAAAGAACTTCACTTCTATGATGGAGAAGATCATGGAACCAATCCAGAAGAGAGCAGAAGAAGCAGAACAGAAGTCCTTAGAAGAAGTTGCTAAGAAGTATGAACTCTTAGGAACAAAAGCAGAGGACTTAGTGCCAGTTCTGAAATCCATGAAAGCAACATCCGATGAAGCGTATAACAACTTCATTGCATCCATGGATAACAACCTTGCGGTAATTCAGAAATCAGGTCTGTTTGAGGAAATCGGTAAATCTGGTGGAGCCCATACAGGAAATGACGATACAGAAGGTGTTGCAAAGATGAACGCAAAGGTAGCAGAGATCAAAAAGTCTATGCCAAACCTTACTGATGCACAGGCACAGGATATCGTTATGCAGAATGATCCTGAATTAAGAGCAATGTTCGATAAATAAGAAAGGAGGTACAAAGAAGATGGCAAACAGAACATATGAATACAATCCAACTGGTGGAAGCCCAGTGATCAATGTTACAGCTGGAGAAGAGCTTAAAACAGCCGTAGCAGTTTTATTAACAAAAGATGGAGCGAAACTCCCTGAAGCCGGAAAGAAAGCAACAGGAATTATGCTTCTTGGAGATGAAACAGCATCCAAAGGCGATGATATTACTGTTCAGATCAGAAATCAGGGCATGTGGGCAGCTGGTGCAAAGATTGAGGCTGGAGATTTCCTTGCTGCTGATGCAGAGGGATTATGCCAGAAGGCAACAACAGGGCAGTACATCTTAGCTATGGCACTGACACCAGCGACAGCAAAAGGAGACATCGTAAACGTTGCGATCATCCATGCTGGATATGAAGCGTAAATAAAGGAGGAATGAAATAAATGAACACAGGACATAACAACGCAGCAGCAATCGCAGTTGATATTGCGAAAGGCTGGAGACCAAACTATTACTTAACCAATATGGCAATGAGCTATTTTCAGGCACCTGGAATGAATGTTGCTCCAAGTATCTTTCCAATTCTTCCAGTACATGCAAGCACTGGAAGCTACTATATCTTCAACAAAGAAGAGATCGCGAAAGACCAGGTAAAGAGAAAGCCTAAGTTCGGATCAGTAGAGCCGGCTGTATTCTCTCATTCAGATGATACTTACAAATGTGAGGTAGATCAGATCATCGTCGGAGTAGATAACATCACAGCTCTGGATTACCAGAGAACTGGAGCACCAGCAACGATTGATCCGAGACGTGCAAAGGTAAAACAGGTTTCAGAACAGATGAATCTGCACCTTGATATGGTCTTTGCAAACAAGTTTTTCAATGCTGAAGCCTGGGCAAATGTTAAGACAGGAGAAGCAACAGCTTCAACATCTAAACAGTTTGTGCATTTTGATGATGCAAACGCGGACATCGTAGGTCAGTTTGATGAGACGAAGAAAGAAATCCTTTTAAACGGACGTAGAATGCCTAACAAATTATGCTTAGGATACAGAGCGTATAAGGCAATCAAAAATCATCCGCAGTTCTTAGAAAGAGTTACAGGTTCAGGGTCAACACCGAATCCAGCACTTGTTAACGAACAGGTAATTGCAGCGGTACTTGGTCTGGAAGAAGTAAAAGTTCTGTATGCAACTTATAATGCAGCAGAAATCGGTCAGAAAGCCGATATGAAATTTGTCTTTGACGATAACAGTGCATTATTAACTTATGCACCGAAAGAAGTAGATCTTGAAGAACCATCTGCCGGATATATTTATACATGGGATATGTTAGGCAATGGACAGTGGATGGCTACATCACAGTATGATGGACCTGGAGGATCACATTCAGAGTTCATCGAAGGGCTTATGGCAACGGATATGAAGAAAACTTCCGATGACCTTGCAACTTTCTTAACAGGATGTGTATCCAAGTAGGAGGTGCTTTATATGAATTATGTTGCATTAAAACCAGTAAACTTTGGTGGAAAGCAGTATAAGATCGGAGAGACTATTCCAGAGGGTGTCGTAGATGAACGACGCTCTCTCTTTTTAAAGAAGTCTGGACACATTGCAGAAGTAGCGAGCGTAAATGGAGCGTATGCAGAGGATTTGAATGTTAACCCTAACACTTTATCAATTCCTTTATTACAATCTAAGCACGAGCTTGCAGTGAACGCACAGCAGTTATTACAGTTCTTTGCTACAATTCAGAAAACAATGGAAGAGGCAAAAATTGAGATTGCGACCATGACAGAGGAAGATGCACCGGTTTTACAGCTGTTACATGAGATTGATTCGAGAAAAGGAATCAAGGCAGCAGTTGAAACAAGACTTGCTGATCTTTCCACTGATACTGATATTAATCAGGAATCAGAAGCAGTAGAAGAAACCGAAGAACCAGCAGAACAGCCGGAAGGTGGCGAGGAGAATGACGTATAACTATTTTCCAGATGAGATCAATACAAATGATGTTATGAAGATGCGGTTCGAATTGGCGGATACTGATGTATCAAAGGATGAAATGTCAGCTGCACTTTCCGATGAAGAGATCACAGCTGTATTAGAGCAGTATCCAGACAATTTTAAGATGGCAAAACTGAAATTGCTAGAACATATGATGTTCAAATACGGACAGGACGTAGACAACAGTGTTGGTCCTGTCTCTTTTAATTTTGGTAATCGAATGAATTTCTGGAAACAGCTTTATGATGATCTGAAAAAAGAAATTGCATCTTCCAGTGTTGGAATCAAGCCGTATGAGAATGAAAAACGAGAGTATTTTTACGTTGGTATGATGAATCATCCTGGAGGTGGACGCTTTTGAAAATGACATCAATTGGTAGACCATATCAATATATGCAGTCTTTCCGTGTTTACTGGCAGGATACAGAAGTCATGGACGATGGCATGGTTGTAAAGGGCGATGAAAAAGAAGCCCCTGATGCGATCATAGACGGTATACTAGCCGAAGCAGATATGAAGACAATGGAAATCTGGAAACAAAACCAGACTCCGATCAGTCATACGATTGTGTCTTACCATCCAGTGGTTAAGCTAAGTAAGAACGATGTGTTACTGCTTGGCGATGATCCGTGCCATGATCGTAAGTTTATCGTGAAGGGTACAAAAGATCCAGCTGGAACAGGGCAGTTTTCCATCTATTATGTATTAGAAAGAAGTGATACAGATGGGCGTAGAAGCTGAATTTCAAGCATGTGCAAAGAATCTTGATGAAAGTATCAAAAGAGAGATGATGCGAAAGGGTGCAGTGGCAACAAACACCCTTAGAAATATTGAGATCGAAGTATTGTCGAAAGGCGGTTCTGGAAAGAAATACAAACGGCTTCCGAATAGATCATCCGCACCGGGAGAAACACCAGCACCACAGTCTGGAAAGTTACGTCAGGACTGGGATGATCAAACTCTGATTGAAGGAGATCAAGTTACAAGCCGGATAAAAAGTAATTCAAAACACGCTGAATGGCTGGAAGGTGGCACAAAAAAGATGGCAAAACGACCATTTATTGATCCAATTAAGAAGAAAGCAGAGCCGGAGATTGTAAAGATCTTCGGTTCAGATTTTGAGGTAACTCTATGAAAGAAATAATTTTCAAGTACTTAAAAAGCCTGAATATTAACGGATTGGCTACGTTCAAAAATGGACCAGCAATATTTTTGGATCAGGCACCTGATGATTCTGATTCAAGGTGGGATGGTTCGCAGTATGGGCGTATCATCTATGGGCTGAATCTGAAAGATGATTCAGAGCGTAAGGTTTCTGGAACGATGGAGATTGCAATAGCGTATCTGTTTAATAATCAAGGTTATAAGAACTTGCTTGAAGCGAAGAAGATCCTGAAAAAAGCGTTTGAAGGAGTTTTCTTGACAGATGAAGATACAACGATTTCTCTTGTATGGAGAAAGTCAGAATCATTTCAGGAAGCAATCGAAGGGCAAATGGATGTAGAAGTATGTGGATCAGTGTTGACATTCGATGCATATGCTTTTCCAAAACATTCATACCTTCCGTTGGATGCAGTCGGTTCTTTGGCAAAGCACATTGATGAGAACTGGAACGTGACAGTGATCAATAACACGGAACTTGACGAAATTTGGAAGCCGGATGATGAAGAAGTGGTTGTTTATACTAGACTGGATTCTATGCAGCCAGGAACGTTCCCATCGACATATGCTTGTACATGGTTTACAAACAACATCAAGGTACATGTGATCTCCGGATCGGATGTAAATGCTGATCAGTTTGTTATGAACTTGCTGCAAGATTTACAGGAAAGAGAGCGGTTCGTTATGAATGATGGATCGCCGTTTTTTGTAAATCAGTTGGCATACAGCACGAAACTTGATCCATTAAAAGATGGACAGGTAACGGTAAGAGGTCAGTACGGAAAGCTACGAGATGTTGAAACAGTCGATGAATTAAAGACAATTACGATAAGTTAGGAGGAAACAATGGCAGAAAAGAAAGACGAAACAAAAACAGTGCCAGAAGTTACTTATACTGTGGATGAATATGCAGAAAATCCACAGGTGTTAGGAGTATCACAAGATATTATCCGAACAGCATTTGCAAGGGCAGGTGTTAAAGAAGCAACGCAGAGCACAGCAAAGAAACTTGTAGATACATTTAAGAAGAAGGAGGTATAAGAACTTGTCCGGATTATTTTTAAAAGGCGAGAAAAAGGAAAGAGCTGGAGTTTATCGCAGACATGAGCAGATCACAAATAATGGTGTAGCATCCGCAATGAACGGAGTTTTCTGTATTCCGGTTCATGCAGATTTTGGTCCAGTTGGAGAGATTCAGAAGATCACATCAAAGAGTGATCTTCTTTCACTTTATATGGAGAGTGGAACGATCGATGCAGCGGTAAAACTGTTTGATGCAGGTGCTAACACGGTATATCTTTACCGTCTTGGAACTGGTGGTAAAGAAGGAAGCCTGTCCTTACAGACAACCACAGCCACAAATGCAGTTACATTAAAGACAAAATATCCAACCGCTTTGAAATTCTCCGTAACTGTAAAACAGAAATTAGGAGATGAAACGACAAAAGAGTGTTCCGTTTACAATGGGGCAACACTTGTTGAGAAAGTAAGCTTTATCGCTGGTGCGGATGTAAATGAGGCTGCAAATCTGGTGGAAGCAATGAAAGACAGCAAGTATTTATCCGCAGAACTTGTTTCTGGAGCATCCGGGATCATGCAGACGGTTGCACAGCAGGCTTTGGCTGGTGGATCAGCACCGGCAGTCACAACAGAAGATTACAGCAATGCGTTTAATGCATTCGAAACTTATGCTTGGAATGTACTGGTGCTTGATACAGTCGAAGAAGATGTTAAAGCATTAGCGAAGACATACATGGAAAGAATCCATTCAAACGGTGCATTGGGTGTTTGCGTACTTGGAGAAGCGGCAGGAAAGTCACTTGCTACAAGAAAAACGAATGCAAAATCCTATAATGCACCATATTTTATTTACTGCGGTAGCGGATATTATAATACTGCCGGAGATAGGGTGGAAGGATACCTTGCGGCAGCAGTTCAGGCAGGTGTGATTGGATGCAAAGATTCAAGTACATCAATTGTACATACAGAGATTCCAGATGCGGAGTCATGCATTGAACAGCTGACGAATGAACAATATGTCGATGCGATCAAATCTGGATTGCTTCTTTTGTCAGAAGGACAGGAAGGACAGGTCTGGTTTGATTCAGGAGTGAACACATATACAGTTCTGGATGAGGACGATGACGAAGGATGGAAGAAGATCAAACGTACAGCTGTCCGTTATGAGGCTTTTGACCGTATCAATCGTACATTAGAACCATTGATCGGTAAGATCAGCAACAATGCAGCAGGCGTTGATAATGTAATTCAGGAAGCTAAAAAAGTACTGGCTGAAATGAACAGAGAAGGAAAGATCTTAGATACTTACGAATTTTATGAGGATATAGAAAATCCACATGCAGCGGATTATGCATACTTTATTATCCGTATTGATGACGTTGACAGTATGGAAAAGATCTACTTAACATATCAGTTCCAGTATATCGCACAGTAGGAGGTGTTATATAGATGAGTGGAAAAGGTTTTGATACTAGAAAGCTGATGACAGGAAAAGACGGAAAGCTTTTTATTACACTGGATGGAGTCTCCATCTGGTTTGCATCCGTGGAAGAGTTTACAATCGGAATGAATTTTTCAAACGTAGATTTCCATCCGGCAGGAGATGTACAGACATATGGAGTTCCAGACAGTGTTAAATTTACAGCATCGTTCACTGAAGCTGTAGTAAGAGATGATCTGACGATCGCACCAATGCTGGAAGCGATTAAAAATGGGAAAATTCCTACATTCAGTTTACAGGGTGGTGTTACAGAACCACTTGCTGGTGGCGAAAGTAAATATCTGTTAGATGAATGTATTCCTGATGGAGATACAAACATTCTGGAAGTAAAACCGGGAGAAATCATCAAGAGACAGTGCCAGTTTATTGTTAACAGTGTACCAGATTGTATTAAATCATTGGCAGCATAAAGAAAGGATAAGAAAATGGCAGAGAAGAAAACAAATATCAATGTAACAGAAGAAAATGAAATGGATCTTATCACTGGTCTGTTAAAGGCAGCAGAGTATAAGACAGAGGTAAGCCAGACATTAAATATTCAAAGAAACGGACAGAAATTGTTTAAATTCGATATTCGCCCATTATCTTTTGATGAAATCACTGATTGCAGAAAGAGAGCAACAACTTATATGCCGAATCCGGGTGGAGCATCACTTCCATTAATTGAGAAAAGCGTAAGCAATGCAGATTACATGGCATGGCAGATTTACATTGCAACAGTTCCGGAAAGTGATGGAACAAAATTCTGGGATAATCCAGCATTAAAAGAAGGACTGAACAAAGCTGGTCACATGGTTATGACACAGGCAGAGATCATTAAGGAAATTCTTACAGCTGGAGAACTTGAAGCAGTCAGCGACAAGATCGAAGAGTTATCCGGCAGTGGTACAAATGTCATTGATTATGCAAAAAACTAATTAAGTCCAGTCCGTTAGCTTCTCTGCTTGCAGAAAATTATTTACGGACTGGAATGTTGCCATCAAAAGCCCTTGATCTCCCAGAAGGAGAGAGGGCTTTTATCTTTGCAGCACTTATAACAGCTATGGAAGGAGGCGATGCATAAATGGCAAACAAAGAAATTGTGATCGATGTTGTATCAGAATATTCCGACCATGCGTCTTCTGGCCTACAGCAAACAGGGAAGAATGCAGAGAAAGCATCACGAGAGATGGACAAGCTTGGAAAGAAGCGTGCAAAGCCAAAATTAGGACTTGAAGATAAAGCAAGTCCAGTCCTCGACAAGTTTGGTAAAAAGGGAGATGGGCTCGGTAAAAAGACCTGGACTCCAAAACTTGGATTAAAAGACACTGCAACAGCAGGGATCAAAAAAGCTATGAGTGCTGGTATGAGTTTTGGTAGAAAGACTTTTTCAGCAGTCCTAAAAATCGATGACAAGGTAACAAGTCAGATTAAAAAAATCCCAAGTGTTATATCTAAGATCAAGAATTCTATATTTTCATTAAAAACTTTGGCTGGTGGAGTTATGACCGGAATTGCTGCAAAGAAATTGATAGCTGATCCGGTATCATTGGCTGATGAATTTGAGACATATCAAATTGGATTTGAAACGATGCTGAAATCCAAAGAGAAAGCTACTAAATTTATGGATAGTGCGAAGAAATTTGCATCTGTTACCCCGTTTGATACATCAGCAGTAGTGTCAAATGCACAAAGGATGCTGGCTTATGGATTCTCTGATAAAGACATTATTCCTGACCTGACGAAGATTGGTAATGCATCCGCAGCACTTGGAGCTGGAGAAGAGGGTATCTCTCGAGTATCCAGAGCTTTAGGCCAAATGAAAACAAACGGAAGATTGAACGCAGAGGACATGAATCAGCTGACAGATGTCGGTATAAACGCATGGAAGTATCTTGCTGATGCAGAGGGTAAATCCATAGCCCAGATCAGAGAAATGTCTCAAAAAGGCGAAATCAGTGGAGACAAAGCGGTTAAAACAATATTGAATGGTCTGAAAGAATTTGATGGAATGATGGACAAAACATCTAATTCGACGGTTTCTGGATTAATGTCAAATATTAAAGATACGTTCGACATAAACATTGTTTCTAAATGGGGAAAAGGTCTCCAGAAGGGAGCAACGAAAGGTTTAGGAGAATTTGCAGACTATCTTGATAAATCCGATGCAAAACTAAGAGAAGCTGGAACATCACTTGAAAAACTTGGAGAGTATGCAAGTACATCTGTATTCAAGGGACTTGAAAAGGCTGGAGATAAGATCGACGATCTTATTAGTATGCCAAAATTCCAAAATGCTTCAATCGGTGGCAAGATTAGTATTGCTTGGGATGAACTGATTGTAAATCCGTTTTCTAAGTGGTGGGATTCTAAAGGAAGACCGGCGATCGTTAAAAAGATTACTGGGATTGGAAAAGATATTGCAAAAGCTGGTGGAAACTGGTTCAAGGAATCTCTTAAGGATCTGTTACCAGGCGGAGATAAAGCTGGTATCGCAGATTATTTAGCTGGATTTCTTGGATTATCTGGAGGGCTAAAGCTGTTTAAAGGTGGAAAAAGTCTATACGATCTGATCACTGGCGGTTCAGGTGGTTCTGGAAATCCTCTTGGAAGTTCCGTTGGACTTATGAATGTATCCGCATCCGTTGTAAATGTGAACGGTGGGCTTGGCAGTGGAAACGGTGGAAGCCCTGTCACACCAACTGGCGGTGGAACTACACCAAAGACAACACAGCCGACAGGACCGACAAGGACACCGGGTGGTTTGTTTGGTTTAGGTGGTTCTGGAGTTACTTTGAAAAACGGAGAAACTGTTGCGGCTACTGGCTGGAAAGCTTTTCTTGGAAATCTTGGAGTAAAACTTGGATCAGGAGCAGCAACAGCCGGTGGAGCAGCAGCCGTTGGTGGAGCTTCGTTACTAGGTGGAGCTTTAGGACTTGCGGGAATTGGAAGTGCAGCAGGTAACTTTATCAACGCTGCGACAACAAAGAATAAAGCTACTAAGAAAAAAGAAAACTACAGAGGTGGCACGAAGCTTGGCATGGTTGGTGGTGGTGCAGCCGCTGGAGCTTTAATCGGATCAGCAGTTCCAGTCGTTGGAACTCTTGCCGGTGGATTCATTGGTGCCGGTGTTGGTGGATTTGCAGCACTGACAAAAGGTAACAAAGCAGGCGATCATATTCGAAAGAACATGGATAAGATCAAAAAAGAGTCTGAAAAAAGTGCTAAATCTTGGAATGTAACATCGAAACAGGTAAAAGAAATTCAAAAGGGTCAAGAAAAGTACCTTGGAGATAATTATCTTAAAAATCGTAAGGAAGCACTAAAGGATAACAATTCATTAACTGCAAAATCGCAGAAATATTATTCTTACAATAAAGATTCCATACGAAAGATCCGTGAGAAATATGAGCCAGAATCCGAAAAGAAAAAAGATCGGTTAAGAAAATCAGTACAGAGTACATATAAAAAGCAAAACAAAGAACTGAAATTTGACTCAACAATGAGCGGAACAATGGCACATACTGTTAGAGGTAAGAAAAATAAGAATCTGAATGTTGGACCAGACAAAGAGTATAATCAGCTGACTAATTCTGTTCAGAAAGCTTATGAGGAGAATAAGAAGAATACAAAGCAGACAAACGTCGGTTCTAAGAGTACGAAAGCTTTTTCTGGGGCAACAAGTGCTGCCGGTGGAAAAGTCAGTGGCTTAGGTGGAATGTCTGCAACAGCTGGTGGAAAATTGGGAACTATGGGATCAATGTCACTTGCAGCTGGTGGTAATTTACAAAGTGCTGGAAGTTCCGCATTATCACTTGCAGGTGCTTTAGCATCCGCAGCCTCAACGATTGCATCCGCAGCAAGTACAACTGCTGCACAAGCAAGTGCAATCAAAAGTATTACTAGTGGAAGTTATCTAAGTAATAGCGGTTCTTCAAAATCTGGTAAAAAGAAAACAAGCAAAAAGACATCATCCGCACCGAAAGTACAGACAGCCTTACCGAAAAATGGGAAGTTCTTTCATAATGCGAAAGGTAGTCTGGTCAGAGGTCATATCGTTTCTGAATTAGGAGAAGAAGGAAACGAAATGGTTATCCCACTTTCTAAACATCGAAGCCGTGCATTATCTCTCTGGAATCAAGCAGGACAGATTTTAGGAGTTACAAAGCATGCCAAAGGTGGACTTGTTGGAGGATCATCCGGATCTGGAAAAGCTTCGTCTGGTAGCGGTCAGCCAGTGATCAACGTTGGTGGTATTACGATCAGCGTCAATGCATCTGGAAATGACGGCATAGTTGATGCTATCAAAAACTCTAAAGGAGAGATCGCAGATACTATTATGCAGGCGATCGCAGATGCAATCGGATCAACGGCAAGTAACAGAACAGCGGAGGTAATGTAAATGGACGTATATATTACTGGAAAAAATTCAAAAGGGAATGATCAGAAGATACAAATTCCGATCATTCCTGAAGAAATTGAATCATCAATCGAAGGTAAGTTTGCAGAATATGATATCTATAAATTAGGTCAGGTTAGTGTTCCGAATGGTAAAAATCTTTCAGAACTAAGCTGGGAATGTTTTTTCCCCGGAGAAGCAAGAAAAGGCATGAAATTTGTTCGTAAGTGGACTGATCCAGCAACCTTAGATGCACTGATGAAATACTGGGCTAAGTATGGGAAAGTGGTAAATGTTTGTATTACAGGAACGAAGATCAATGTTGATATGCGTGTTTCAGAATACGATTCTACGGTCAAAAGCCTGAATGATTATTACTACACGGTAAGATTTATCGACTACGAAAAAATAAGTGTTTCCTCAACGAAAAGAAGTACCAAAACCACAAAGAAAAAGGTCAAAGTAAAGAAAGGACAAACATTACGGAAACTTGCAAAAAAATATCTTAGGTCCAGTAAAAAATACAAGGTTATTTATAATGCAAATAAGAAACTGATTGATTCTAGGAATAAAAAGGAACGTAAGAAACATCCAAAGAAAAAGATCAGCAAATATACGATCTATAAAGGTCAGGTGCTTGTGATTCCTGTTCCAAGCAGTAAATCAGTTTCTAATTCCAAGGTTGAGGAATTAAAGAAAGCAATGAATAAAGATGGCTACTCGAAGCTGAAAGTTGATAAAAAGCTGACATCTTCGATGAAATCAGCCATGAAAAAGATCACGATTCGAACCGGAAGAAAAGGACAGGTCGTAAAATTTGTCCAGAAAATGGTGGGAGTCAAACAGGATGGTGCTTGCGGATCTAAGACAGTAACAGCGATTAAAACTTACCAACGTAAGCACAAATTAACAGTAACTGGTGTTGCTGATTATAAAACACTGTTAAAAATGATAGGAGGATAGGAAGATATGCCAAGTTTAGGGAATCCACTGTATAAAGCAGTTGTAAAGACGGCTTCGGGGCAAGAATACAATCTATACAAATCGAAAGTTATACAGGACCTGACAATGTCTGATGATCCTGATTCGCTGGCAAAAGAGGTCAGCTTAACAGTAATGAACACTGCGAAAAATGGTGTAACACTTGCGACATTGATTCAACCATCAGACCGATTATACATATATGCGAATGTTGGCCATGGAGATTTTGAAGTGTTTCGAGGTGTGATCTGGGATAGAGACAGGGTTACCGATACAGAAAAAAAAGTAACATTTACAGCCTATGATTACTTGATCTATATGATGAAATCTCAAGACTATTTTTATTACAAAAAGGGGCTAAGCACAAAAGAGATTGTAAAAAGAATCTGTACGGCATGGAAGTTGAAACTGAAATACAGTTACGGATCAATCAAAAATAAAAGGATCAAACCAGTACAGAAGAATATTGGAGATATGATCGTATATGTGCTGAACAGGGCGAAAAGCAAACTTTCCAGCCGATATATTTTTACGATTGAAGGAACTACAGTGATTGTCAAGTATGCCAATACTAATACAACGATTTATAAGATTGAGGAAGGAAAGAATGTAATATCCATAGAGGTTAAAGTAACAATGGATGATATCGTTACAAAGATAAAGATCTACGGAGAAGCAAAGAAAAAGTCAATTCCTAAACTTGCATCAATGTCTAAGAATACATCGAAGTTTGGAACGATCCAAGAAATTATGGACAAAGACAAGAAAGAGAAACTTTCGAAAATAAAGAAACAAGCACAAAAGAAATTGAAGAGCAGTGCAAAGGTTAAGTATGAATACATAGTAACGGCGATTAGCAATCCGAAGATCAAACGTGGAGACACCGTTTATGTTGGATGTGGTACCGCTGGACTGAAAGGAAATAAAACAGTAAAAAGTATTACGCATGATTGTGTTGCTGGTACGATGGACGTTGTTTTTTACTAAAGGAGAGTTTTATGCAGAGAAATGGAAGAAAAAATTTTATCCGGGCAATCGAACAGATTTCTAAAGGAAACCAAGGTGCAGCGGATGTTGTTGCAGAACTTGGAACTATGAAAGACGGAGGGATTCTTCCTGACTCTTATCCAGAAAGTGCAGAACCTGATGACGATTTTTTGATGTTATCTGATGCAAAAGTAAGTGATGGCGATCGAGTATTACTGATCTGGACAGATGCAGAGGAAATCGTTGTGATCGGTAAAGTGGAAGGAGATGAAGAAGATGCCGGATAATCTTTTCCCAGAGGAATATGAAAATGAAGAAGAATATTTTGAAGATGAAGAGAATGAAGGAACTGAGGAAGAAAATACAGAAGAAGAGGAAGATGCAGGTTATAAACCCAGCATCTTTTTTGATTTTGATACTGGAGACTTTGTTACGCTTCACGATGGAAAATTAAAAGAGGCATCCGGGTTCGAGGCGTGGGTACAATGGTGTTACAAAACGATCATGACACAAAGATACGCTCATGAAGGATATTCCACCGACATTGGGATTGACTATGAAAGTGCCTTGCAAGCGGATAGCCGTGAAGAGGCAGAAAGCATTTTACAAAGAGAAATCGAAGAAGCATTGATGGCTGATCCGTCCGAAAGAACTTTGTACGTTGGGAATATTATGTTTCAATGGGAAGCAGAACATTGTCTTGTAACAGTACAGGTGCAGGGCATTGATGGAGATATAGAAATACAGACACAATTTGAAAGTGGGGTGGTCTAAAAATGGCATTGGAAGCAGAAGAACTAGAATTGCCAGATTTCCTGAATAATTCGAGTGAAGAGGAAATCCATGAAAAGATGCTTAGCAATCTTCCAGAAGATATTGATAAATCCGAAGGCGGTTTTCCTTGGGATTTTACACGTCCGACAGCGATTGAGATAGCAGAGCTAAAAGAATATGTGCTTGTGGAAGTATTGAAAAGTCTTTCTCCGGTAACCTGTGAAGAATCTTACCTATTGGATTACCACGCTGATGGAAGAGGTCTTGTACGAAGAGAATCGGTAAATGCAACAGGATATGTGACTGTTACAGCAAAAGCCGGTCTTGTTATTCCTTTAGGATATGGTTTTTCTACAGAAGCAGATGACGAAGGAAATACGATAGATTTTGTAACAACAGAGGAAGTTACGGTCGATTCTCTTGGAAATGCAAAGATTCCAATTGAGGCAGCAGAAGGAGGATCTGCAAGCAATGTTGGAGTAAATACGATCGTATTACATACTGGAGATGAGACAGGAGAACTGCTCGATGAAATAATCTCTGTTACAAATGAGGAAGCTGTTACAGGCGGTTTGGATGAAGAGGACGATGATACTTTAAGAGAACGAATTGTTGAGTATGATCGAAGCCATGACATTTCCTATGTTGGAAATGTGGCAGACTATAAACGATGGGCATTGTCAGTTCCCGGTGTTGGTGCAGTTACTGTGATACCAGCAAAAGATGACTCTGGAATAATCAAGATCATCTTAATGGATCAGAACGGAGTACCAGCATCGAAGCAGATTCAAGATGCTGTGTATGATTATATTATGCGTCCAGATAGTGAATCAGATCGCTTAGCACCGCCCAATGCTGTATTAGAGATAACGGCTCCTGAAACAGTGGTAGTTAACATATCAGCTGTTGTTTATTTGAGAGAAGCAGAAATTGGCGATGTGCAGAATGATTTGAAAGCTGCACTTCAGTCATATTTGTTAAATGTTTCATCGAATGATAGTGCGGTTAGAATATCAGCGATCAACAGTATCATTGGAGCTGTATCAGGTATCTATGATTATGACAGTGTACAAATCAATGGAGTGTCAAAAAATGTAGACCTTGAATCTGGACAAATGCCGGTTTTTGGAACAGTAACAATAACGGAGGGATGATACTATGTGGTATAAAACAGACCTTATGGAGCAAATCCTGACGAGTGAAAGTGCAAAACAAATGATTGACTATGTATCGCCGATTTATGGGAAATCAAGAATCGGACTTTGGCTGTTCCAAGTGATCGGACTTGAGATAGATGACGTAAAAACAATATGTGAAGATATATTTGATCAGATATTTGTTGATCGTGCTACATGGGGGCTCCCTATTTGGGAAAAAGAATACGGAATAACGCCGCTTCCAGATCAGACGATTGAGCAGAGAAGGACACAGATTTCGCAAATGAGGATAAAAAGGCCTTTGAATCCTAAAAGGTTTGAAAAGATCATAGAAGCTTTGAGCGGTGTAGAAACAAAGCTCATAGAAAATACAGCAAAAAATACATTTCAAGTCAATCTTTATGGCGATGTAAATAATTATGATGAAGTAGTAAGAAGAATTGACGAATTGAAACCAGCACATTTATTGTGCGATATTCGTGTTTCAGACGTTATAGAATCAGAGACGGCATTGAATTATGCGATTGTTTCAGGCTCTTGTGAATATTCTTCTTCGATCGTTAGTGAGGTATAAAATCATGTGGGAAAATACAGTAATTACAAATGCAGGTATTGAATTATTAAAGAATGCCTTAAGCGGAGGAACAATAACAGTAACAGCGATCAAGTCTGGTGCTGGTAAAGTTGACGTTAGTGCTTTGAAAAGTCAGACGGCGGTATCATCAATTAAGCAGTCTGGAACAGTACAGGGCGTGACAAAAACAAACGAAACAATCAAGATAGGAGTATTGTTTTCAAACGCTGGTTTATCTGCCGGATACAGCATGACACAGCTTGGAATTTATGCAAAAGGATCAACCGGAAGTGAAGTGTTGTTTGCGATTTCTCAAAGTATAACAGGGAAAGAAGTTCCGGCAGAATCGGCTATGCCGTCATGGTCGTTAGTACATAATTTTTACATCAAGCTTAATAATGATGTAAAAATGACAGCAACGGTTGATCCAGAAGGGTACGTTACATTTGAAACTATGCAGACAGCGTTAAATACGCATACAGGAAACAAGAGCAACCCTCATAGTGTTACTAAGTCGCAAGTAGGCTTAGGGAACGTTCCGAACGTAGCGACAAATGATCAGACACCGACATATTCAGATACAACAACTCTTGTGACTTTATCAAGTGGCGAGAAAATATCTATTGCATTTGCAAAGATTAAACTTGCAATTACAACTCTGATTAATCATCTTGCGAATAAAAGTAATCCTCACGGAGTTACTAAAAGCCAAGTTGGATTAGGCAATGTAGAGAATAAAAGCAGTGCTACAATCCGTGGAGAATTAACCAAAGGTAATGTAACGACAGCCCTTGGTTATACACCGCCTACACAGGATACAAACACTTGGAGAGGAATCCAGAATAATTTAACGTCGGATGCAACAGATCAATCGCTTAGTGCTGCACAAGGGAAAAACTTAAATACAAGTTTAACACGCCATACAGGAAATAAAACAAATCCGCACGGAGTGACGAAATCACAGATTGGTCTTGGCAATGTGGAGAATAAATCAAGTGCTACAATCCGTGGAGAATTAACTAAAGGTAATGTAACGACAGCCCTTGGATTTACGCCAGCAAATCAGACTGACATGACGAATGCACAGGATGCTATTACGCAGCTAAATTCTGATATGGATAATAAAGATTTTTACATAATATCTGCAGAT